GAGTGCTTATACTCCAGCAGCTCTTACGCGCGGATATAACGGTGCCTATGGAAGTAACAATAGTGATTTTTATGGGTATACAGATAAGATAGATACAAATAATGTTTGGGAAACTTGGAATTTTACCGAGTATGTTAGCGGAGCAGCTCCAATAACTGTAGAATTAAAACAATATCGAGGCGGCGGCAGCTGCAGCTCTATATTAGTAGAATCTGCAACTTATGGCACCTCTGGAACAAATCTAACTAATCAATATGTTTCGCTTGGTAATGGTAGCTGTGCCGACGATGTGTATAATGGTTCAGGTGGCTGCAAAAAATCTGGATATTTTTATGTAGTAATTTCAAATCCGTATTCTACTATTAAGCTCGGATCATGGATTCTAGAATACGGATACATGCAGGAACAATGTGGATGTAATTGCGGTACAACATATGTCTGTGAAACCTGCGATTATGATTGTTCCGCTGATTGCGCTACTGGATATGGTGCAGTATGCGATTGCGATCCAAGCGCGGATGATTGGTGTGAGCCAAATTGCCCGTGCGGCCAATCATGGTGTAATAGCTATTATGAGTGCAATTGTCCAGAAGATTGCCAGGATGTTCACCAGGACGTTTATTATCCTTGTGGTTATGGATGGTGCAGCACATGCAGCGTTAATTCTTTATCTTGATATTAAATTATGACAATCGACGAAAAATATAAACAGGCGCGCGAAGAATTACAGCGCGAAAATATAGAGCAGTTTCCTTCTCTATTTCAGCAAGCTAGAAATGTATTAAAGCAGGCCTGGTTAAGTGCATCAGACACAGTAGTTCATGGCAGACCATTCTTATCTACACCCGAAAAGGCAAAAGCACGACTAGATATTTGCTCAACCTGTGAATTCTTAAAAGAAGATCGATGCTTAAAATGTGGATGCTTCATGGACAAAAAGGTTCATATTGAATCTGCACAATGCCCAGTAAATAAGTGGGGCCCGGAACTTCAAAAAATGTTCGATGAGCAAGAATTAATTCGCAGAAATAGACCAGGCTTACCGCCGACAATGCCAATCGATTTAAACAAAATGACACCAGAAAAAAGACAACAAATGCTAGAATTAGCAGAACCAGCATTACAGTATGATGGGAAATTTATGTTTGAAGGCAAGCAATATATTGCTAACGCCAAAAGATAAAGCGCGTAAAGGATTTATCGAACAACTGACTGAAGAAGAAAAAGTACAATTTAATCAATTGATTAAACAGCAACAAGATAATCAAGAAACTAAAACATTCTCATTTAAAGAAAAAACATTTAATATTGTTCCATATACTACAGAATTAGGAGTTACTAATTTTAGAGTTGTGGAAATACATCCGGAGAACACAAATACTACAGGTTTAGGTACTGCGTTACCAGTGCAAGAATAAACACAAATGGCCTCACCTAATTCCAGACAAACACTCATCGATTACTGCCTGCGTTCGCTCGGTCAGCCAGTAATCGAGATCAACATCGATGACGATCAGGTGTCTGATCGCGTGGATGAGGCCATTCAATTTTACCGCGAGTATCATTCGGATGCGATCATTCGCCATTACCGTAAGCATCAGCTGACTCAGCAGAACATCACTGACGGATATATCGATATTCCTGATCAGTTGCTGTTCGTGTCTCGTATCTTTCCTCTGGCTAACAATACCGTATCCTCCTCAGGTATGTGGTCTGCTCGCTATCAGATGCACCTGAATGACGTCTACGATCTTCAGTATGCCGGCGCTCTTGTCAACTACGAGATGACACGCCAGTTCTTGGAGATGCTGGATATGCAGCTCAATGGTGTTCCTCCAGTACGATTCAACCGCCACATGAATCGTCTGTACATTGACCTTGACTGGGGATATCGCGCCGCGGCAGGTGAATACGTTTTAGTCGATGCGTACTCTGCGATCGATCCAGAGACCTATACCGACATCTATAACGATATGTTCCTGAAGAAGTACACTACTGCTCTCATCAAGCGCCAGTGGGGTATCAACCTGAAGAAGTTCGAAGGAATCCAACTTCCGGGTGGCGTGACGATGAATGGCCAACAAATTTACCAAGAAGCAATCGAAGAAATTAAACAGCTCGAAGACGAGATGGAGTTAAAGTACGAGAAGCCAGTCGATTTCTTTGTAGGATAATCTATGGCGCGCAACGTATACTTCTCTCAGACTGTCAAGTCCGAGCAGAACCTTTATGAGGATCTGATCGTAGAGTCGTTGAAGATCTACGGACAAGACTGTTACTATCTGCCGCGCAATATGGTGTCGCGCGATATGATTCTCAACGAGGCAATTGAGTCTAAGTTTGATGACGCCTATATGATTGAGATGTATCTGGAGAACGTCGATGGATTTGACGGTGACGGATCACTGTTTACTAAGTTTGGACTAGAAATTCGCGAGCAAGCAACATTTGTAGTTGCGAAGCGAACATGGGATAAGCTAGTAGGGGTCTGGAATAATGGCATTATTTCGAGTCGTCCAGCAGAAGGTGATCTAATTTACCTGCCATTTTCAAAGAGCTTCATGGAGATCAAGTTTGTGGATCATCAATCTCCGTTCTATCAGCTCTCAAAGTTCCCGGTCTATAAACTACGCTGCGAGCTCTTTGAATACTCCAATGAGGAAGTCAAGACTGGTATTCCGGAACTTGACAAGCTTGAGCAGCAGTTCAGCACAGAATACTTCGTGCAGATCGAAGGCGGCACCGGCGCGTCATTTGTCCTCGGTGAAGACGTCAAGCAGGTATTGGTGCCCGCAACGAGTGGAAGTGATTCAGAGGAAATTTACGGTAAGGTGCTAAAGATTGATAGAGAATCTCCAACAGCAGCAATTAAACTTGCACTTGGAGGTATCTCGACAAATACTGGCGCATTTGCTAAATTTAGAGTAACAACAGGTTTGTCGGATAAACTCATTGGCATTACTTCCGGAGCACAGTGGAATATTACTGGAATATTTGAGATCGATAATACGCAGACAAATCTGACATTTGTAAACAACGCACAGGGTGCTCAAAATCGAGCAATGGAAGTAACTGCTGATACTATCATTGACTTTACGGAACACAATCCATTTGGAGATCCATCAAATGTTTAGCGGACACTTTTACCACGCAACAATCAGAAAGACTGTAGCGGTATTTGGCACGCTATTCAATAACGTTTCAGTCGTTAGAAAAGATGGAGACGGCAATGTCGTCAATATAACTCGAGTGCCGCTTGCATATGGACCTAAGCAAAAATTCCTTGCTCGTTTAGATGAGCAACCTGGATTAGACAATGCGAAGGTCGCGATGAAGTTACCTCGTATGTCATTTGAGATCGTCACGATGGTCTATGATAGCTCGATCAAGACTAATCGCAATAATCTAATCACTGTTGCTCAGGCTGGAGTCAATACCACGAAGAAGACAGTAAGAACATTTGCGCCTTATCGTATGGGTTTGCAGTTATCGATCATGGCTAAAAATCAGGATGATGCATTGCAGATCATCGAGCAAATTCTTCCATATTTTCAGCCAGAATATAGCGTGACGATCAAGGATCTCGATAGCCTAAATCTTAAGACTGATATTCCATTTGTGCTGACTGGCGTGCAGATGAATGAGGATTATGAGGGCGATTTTCTGCAACGCCGCGCAATCATTTACACTCTAGACTTTGAGACTCGTCTAAGATTCTATGGGCCTATCTCCGACAGAGATGTGATTCATAATGTTCTGGTAGATTTTCGCAATCAGGATACACTAAAGCCTATCGAGCGTATCGACATTGAACAGACAAGCCCAACTGGACCAATTACAACTCAATTGATTCCGTTCACGGACTTTGATTAAACACTATCACTTATATCATGAGTAAAACAAGTGAAGAATTAATCAAGAAGCTCGAGGAAAATATGCCGGTGCCGCCGCCGCCTCCTGGTCAGGATGACGTAAAGGATGACTACGAGTTTTCGCGTGAGACATATCGCAATCTTGTTAGCAAGTCAAACGAGGCAATCGAGCAGATGCTGAACCTTGCGATGCAGTCTGAGCATCCGCGTGCGTTTGAAGTTCTCAGCAATATGCTAAAGAACACCTCAGATATGACAGACAAACTAATGGCGCTGCAAAAAGCCAAGAAAGAAATCCAAAAGAAGGAAGAAGCTGCTGCTGAAGCAAAGCCTGCTCTGACACAGAACAATCTGTTTTTAGGATCAACAACAGATCTGCAAAAGCACCTGATAGAGCAACTAAAGGAGAAAAATGTCACAGCCTCAGAACCAGATGTTCGTCAAGAACGCTGATCTGGGGTACCTCGGTAACCCACAGGTCAAACGCGATGGCGTGCAACAAAAGTTCACGCAAGATGAAGTCGCAGAGTATCTGAAGTGCATGAAGGATCCCGAGTATTTTGCTCGGACCTATGTTAAGGTAATTAATCTTGATAAAGGCTTGGTTGCGTTTGAGCCTTATCCTTATCAGGGTAAAATGTTTAAGCACTTCAATGACAACCGATTCTCAATTGTGCTTGCATGCCGTCAGTCGGGTAAGTCGATCAGCTCTGTCATTTACCTGCTGTGGTTTGCGCTGTTTTCGCCTGATAAAACTATCGCAATCCTCGCAAACAAAGCAGCAACAGCGCGTGAAATGCTTGCGCGTGTTACGCTTGCGCTTGAAAATTTACCGTTCTTTCTACAGCCCGGATGCCGCGCGCTGAACAAAGGATCGATTGAGTTCAGCAATAACTCGCGCATCATTGCAGCTGCTACGTCGGGTAGCTCAATCCGTGGTTTGTCTGTCAACCTGCTGTTCCTAGATGAGTTTGCATTCGTGCAGGACGCAACAACATTCTACACCTCGACATATCCTGTAGTATCTTCGGGTAAGACCTCGCGAGTCATCATTACCTCTACTGCGAACGGCGTGGGCAATCAGTTTCATCGCATCTGGGAAGGTGCGGTACAGGGCGTCAATGAATTCAAACCATTCCGCGTCGATTGGTGGGACGTTCCGGGGCGCGATGAAGAATGGAAACGTCAAACGATCTCAAATACATCTGAGCTACAGTTTGAGCAAGAATTTGGTAATAGCTTTCATGGCACTGGCAACACGCTGATCAATGCGGAAACACTACTTGCGCTTAAAGCAGAATCACCAATCTATATTCAGAATGGCGTGAAGGTATATGAG